TCATTTAAGATAATCCTGTTTATTGATGTTACTTCACCTTCAGATAGAAGAACTTGTAACTTTTTTGTCAGTTTATCCATTTGTTATTATTATATCAACATATTATATTTTTGTTTCATAAAAATAGGGGAAACCTTTTTTCAGGAATCCCCTATTATAAAGTATCTACTAAGCTAAAACCTCTTTAAACGTATCACATCTCCATGTAACTTCTAAAGCCTGGGCTTCGGTAGTTTCATAACTTAAATCGTTAGTGAAAGGTAAACCAGAAGTAATGAAACAATCTTCTAAAGTTACTGTTCTATAAATGTCTCCAGCTCTATTGAACTGTACAACAACGATAGTACCTACGTAATCTTTTTTAAGTCCCATTTGTCCTGTTTGAGGATCATACTGGTTATTGTACCATTGTCTCATTGCTTTGTAAAGGTATGCTTGATTAGCATCGTTTAAATTTAATGAGAAATTAATACCAACTTCTAATGTAGTTGCATCTGGCATTCCTGCGAATGAACGTGTTGAAAATTTGTATTTTTGCTCAACTGCAGCAACTGGTTTATACAATTCTAAACCTGAAATAGAGTTTACATGTTGAATCATTAACGGTGCGTCCGCTACTCCTGCTGGAGGTAAAATCGTTACTTCAAATAAGTTCGCTTGAACTGGTTCGAATTGTCTACCGCTTCTGCTAGTTTGATCTTGTGAATAATGTGGTAAAGCCATTTTTATATTGTTTTTATTTTTTTATATATCTGATTAACTAAAGTTCCCTGTTGAAATTTCACCAGTATTTAAAACTGTAGTTCTATGTACAACTATTTCTAATCCTTTAACTGGCTCAACATAAGTATCTATAATACCGAAGTTGTTATCAATTACGTCATCAGTGTTGTTTGATTGATCCATAACATTTTTGAATTCATAAACTCCACCGTCTGCTTTTACTGATTCCATAAATGAATCTGCTAAAGTTTTGATTTCTAATCTAGTTTGTGTATTGTTAAATTCAAATACGTATCCTTTAAGAATATCTGCGATACCATCTTGAATGTAAATAAGAGCTTCTCTAACGTGAGCTGAAGAAAGCGCTGATTTAACAGACTGTTGTGCCGTTTTATTTCCTAAGATCGTAAGACCTACTCCTCTTTGGAATACAATTGGATTGATTCCGAAAGGCTCTAATACATCTCTATCAGATTTATCAAAAGCATATTCTGCTCCTTTTAATCCTGATCCTCCTACAACTCCTCTTCTTGGACCTGCAACGATCGACCATGGTTGAGCGCTTGTGTATTTGTCTAAGAAATTGTTTGATACATTAGCTGCTGGTGGAACGATTAAATCTTTTCCGTTATCTGATACTAATAAACCTGGTCCGTAGTAGAATGCGTAATTTGCTCCTTCTGTGATTCCTGGTAGGAAGTATGTTTTTGTTGGATTTTTATCTAAGTTTCCTCCTTGTGCAATGTATTCTACTTTAAATTCTCCGTCAGCGTTTGTGAACGATGGGTTAGTTGATTTCTTAAAATCTGCAACTGTAGGTGCATTTAAAATAGCAGATGCATTTTGTCTTGCTTTTGCTAATTCTGCTAATTGTGATTTATTTTGTAAACCATCTAATGCATCGAAAGATGTGAAAGTATCAACAACATATCTAAAGTCGATTAAATCTTTATCAATTAATCCGATATGTAATCCTGTTCCTCCTCTTACTGCATCTAGTGCTGATTTGATAGTTTGTTCTTTTAATACTGCTCCTGATAATGGGAATGTCTTGTAGTGTGACGATGCATTTTCAAAAGATTTTACATATTCTCCAGCCCATGTTGATTGAACTGTAACATCACAGTATACTTGATAAACGTTTCCGTCTTTAGCAATTCTTTTAACTTTAGCTAATCTACCGGCTGCGTCTGCTTGTACATAATCTCCAGCTGAAATGCTGATAGAATCTGGTGCAGTTGCATAAGTTAAAGTAAATAAAGAACCTGCAGCAGCGTAAGTAGCTCCTGTAAATTCTTCTGCAATTACTCTTGATTGAGAAACCGCAAATTTGTCAAAAGATATTGCAGTTACTGTAGGTGTAGCTGCTACTCCAGTTAAACCGCCGTACGATGCGTTAATATCGCCGTCACATGTTACTGTTGTTACTCCAGCTGCATATACTGATGATAAGATTTCAACGTATTCTCCAGAGGTTGCTCCTGCTAAGAAATAACCGGCTGTTAAATCTCCGTTTGCATCATAATCTAATGTTAATACTGGTCCAACTACTGTTGTTGTTTTAGTGTCTGGTAATACTACTGGGGTTGCTACGACAGTTTGACCTACCGTGTGTGATAGTAATTGATAATCTTGATCAGCATCATACGAGTGACCTACTAAGTCTACATCTCCTTCTAATACTTTATCTTCATCAATCGCACAGAATAAACCTGTTTTTCTTGCCTCATTGTTAATCATTGATTCAATGTATAAGCTTCTTCCTTCTAAATCTTTAAATCCTGGGATTAAAGATCCGGTGTATTGCGCTTCTAAATTAACTTGTCTTAAGTTAGCGAACTGACCTAATAATTCTTTGTTTAATCCATTCTCGTTAAAGTATTCTCCATATACTGGATCATTTTGCATTTTAGCTGCATCAAATTCTCCTTTGAATACAAATACATCAACCATGTAATCTGATACATAATCAAAGTCATTCATGAATTCTGGTACATTACCTTCTCCATACCATTCTCTTGCGATGATTTGAAATTCTTTAACATCTTGTGCTTGTCTAACGATAACAGTGATACCGTTTTGTTTGATATTAACAAAATGGAATAAGTGATCTGAGTCTACTGTAAGTTCGTCTAAAACTGCTTCATCAGATGGTACTGCGAATTTATCAGTATTGAAAAACTTTGAATATTCTTTAGATCCATCAGCTGCTACGATTGAATCAACAGAACCGTTAGTTACTGGAGATGCAAAAAATGATTTATCATCTTCGTCGAATTTGTTTAAGTTTAAAGCTAAGATTGGTCCTCTTGAAAGAGCTTCTAAAGCTGATCTGTGGAAGAACATTCCTTTCTTTTCTAGTTTTTTATCAATCGATCCGAATACGTTAGTAAAATCTTCAACGCTTGAAATTAAAACTGGTGTGTTATAAGGTCCTTTTCTTGAGTGACCTGTAACTAATCTAAGTGTTTCAACGTTAATATCTGCAGTCTGAGACTTGTCAAATTCTAAACGGTATACTCCACTTGATTTAAATTGTAATAAATTAGGACTTAGTGCCATAGTATTATATTTTTGTTTTTTTTCTTTTATTATATATCTTTATTATCTGGTGAATATTACAGTAAATCGTAAATATCGAACTGTAGATCTCCCTGTACATCACTTTCTTTATATAGGACTTTTTCCATTTGTTTAACTGTTTCTTCTGGAATAATATCTAACAATTCCTCGACGTAATCTGCGTAATCTGTTGTGCCAAAAAATTCAGTCACCGTAACACATGTCATGATTTTATCATCTTTACCCATTTGAGCTCCGTAACTACTATTCTTTAATACTCCAAATAAACTTGCTTCATGAACTGTCTCAACATCGTTGATTTTCATTCTATTAGTTTCTAATTGTTTCTTAAGGTTCTGACAAAATACAGATTTGTTATCACTCTTTAATCTGATCCCTGGTTTCAAGGTTCTAGAGTCGTGTCTGTGTTTAAATCTTAATAGCATCTCATCTTCAAAATCATTACGTCCTGGAAATACTGTACTTAAATATTGAATCAATATACTTCCGTATGTATTGTATTCAATAATCATTTTTGTATTCTCTGAATTAAATATATCTAAGGCGAGAGTGTATAGTATTTTTGCAAACTCTTCAATCGGATGTTCATTACTACTAAACATACCAACTTGATTCAATTTAAAGAAATCATACATTGCACCTGGGCTAATAGTATTTTCTATTTCATCATGTGTCATTGGTACAACTTCAAAAATATTAATAACTGAATCGTCTCCACCGTTTCCTTCAGCAATATCTACTGAAAATACATAATATTTATCAGATGCTCCAGCGTTTTCAACTTCAAATTCTGGATCAAATCCTAAATAACCTTTAGTATCTATATGAACATTATCGAATTCTTCAAAGTCATACCATTCAAATTTCTTTGAATTAGATCTCATATTTTTCATCGTACCTGGACTTAATAATAGAGTTGATGAACTTGTAAATTCATTTCCATATTGTCTATTAAATGCATCTTCAGAACCTAAGTTTCCAAGTTCTCTTTTATACCATGCGTCGTCGCGGTCTGGATGTTGCCACCAATCTATTCTGGTCGCCTTATATTCATTATTTTGTTTCTCTGCGTCAGCGTATATTTCGTAGAACTTGTTAAAACCATTTGGAGTTGACGTGATGTTAATTCTCGATATTTTTGAAGCTGAGAGTGTTGGGTATACGTTTTCATAAAATGAATCCACGATTGTTGGGTGGATGTGGGCAAACTCATCAAGGTATAAATTATGAATCGTAAAACCAATACCTGATTTTGCTGTAGTTGATTGACCTACTAAACGACATCCATTGTCTGAACGTACATTCATAACATCATACTTAATAATTCCGGGCTTCATAAAGAACGGTAAGTTCTCGATTACAACCTTTGCTTTATCTATAATTTCTTTTGTTGATTCTGATTTATTGGCTAATAGTAATGTGGTTTTATCATAGTTAAATGTAAGGTACCATGCATTAAATATAGATGCCGTTACGGTTTTACCCATTTGGCGAGAAGCCAATACTATATTAAATCTATTATTTTGGAAATCTCTTAACATTTCCTTTTGATAATCTCTAAGTTTTACCTGTTGGACTCCATTATCAGTCATTACAACTGCATATCTTTCCGCGAAGTACACAATATCATTTGCGCATTTAGCTAATTCTGTAATCTCTTGATCGGTGTAGTCAAATACAATATTACCTCTACGTAAAAATTGCTTACCTTCATAAAAAGGCATAGGAACTGAAGGTCGATATCCTTGATCTAATGCTAACATTAACTCATTGATCGATTTTGTTGACCATATCAGTTTAGCTGCATCGTCAGCAGATTGACCCTGTGGAATCCATCTATTATCTCCTACGTAATCTCCCATTGTTATTCTTCTGTAATTTCAGCGTCTTCTATTTGATCTTCTTGAATTCCGTTTTGAATCATTCTCATCAGGTCTTTTGTTCCTCTTTGAACAGTATCTCCTGCTGGAGCTCCTCCAGATGCTTCACTAATAACTTGAGCGTCATCTCTCTTTTTATATAATTCAATGTCTCTTGCCATTCTTTTAGCACCTTCTTCAGCTGCCATTAAATACATGGTTTGCGATTTAATAATGTCTAACATTGATTTTTGTAGAGTTGCAAGAACTTCAAACATTCTAGGGGCAATTTCACCGTCTTCGATTGTTTCCAATAAAGTAGTTAAGGCCCTTTCACCTGCCTGTAATTGATAGATTAAAGAAGACATTGTCATCTCATCTATTTTCTTTTTAGCAACAATATATTCATCTCTCTCAATTATATCCTCGTCCAGATAAAACTTCATTAAACTAGTAATAGTTTTTGTTGCTTTTTTACTGGCACTTGTTTTTAATTCAGAGTAAGACATTCTGGCTGGAAGATCTCTTTTCGCCGGTAATTCCGGATCAGTCTCTATAGCAGATTGAATAGGATTATTATTCCCAATCAAATCGTCTAATTCTTTTCTAATATCTTCAGCTTGTGATTTAATACTTTTCTTATCTTCTGGCATATTTCAATGTTTTATTATAGATTATTTATCCTAATTTTATCTAGCGTTCTTGAATCGTTGATAGCCTAAACTTGGGATTGCATTATCTATAAGGATTGATAATTGATTATCTCTAACTACATATTGATTTAATATATTGTGGTGTTGTTCAAATTCTATCACATTAGTAAATACCCTGATATTTGTCATATAAGTTTTATTTCCTCTAATGTGGTATTTTGAATTCGAATCCCACTGTAGTGGTTGACCTGCTTCTATTGTTTCTGTATATTCTTCAATTAAATTATTACTTGCATCTTGCGGACGAGAACCTACTGATGTTCCAGTGTTGTTGGTTGAATCCAATCTATATAATGATAGAGAAATCTGTAAAAACTTATTGTTTATATTAAAGATTAATCCATACCATTCTCCTTTTTGTAGGGTAATTCCATGGTTAAATTCATGATCTATTCCGTTTGCACTTACCTTAAATCCGGTATTACTATAGAATAATTTAAAACCACCAAGTGCTGCTAAATCTCCAAATAAAACATACTCTCCCGTATCTGTGCTATCTAGTTGTGGAGAAAACCATAAACTAGTTGCTAGATTATCGGTTGAAATTAATTTAGAAGGTACTGCATATTCAACTCCAGTTCTTTGTCCGTTAATATTACTTAAATCGTAATAGTTTTTACTAACAACGGTCCATCTGTTCTTTAGATCATAATCTTCTATTTTTAAATCTTTATCAATAAATCCTCTAATTCCGTCTCGATATGCAGTAGAAACTGTTTGGAATTGCGTTGGATTAGTAACTTTTTCTTGTTCTTCTCTCTGCCTTTCTCCAAATACTTCTTCAACCCCTGTTGTTAAATTATCTGTATCAACTTCAAATTCATTTTTAATAACTGATGATCTTTCTTGATATTTAACTAATTTACATCTCCAATAAGACGAAGTTTGATTAAATTCATCAGCAATTGAAAGTGAATTAATTTCATACATTCTATTAATTAATGGAATATACATGTAATCCTTGTTTCTTGGTGTTTTGCCTTGTCCAAATACTGCTTCAAATTCTGAAGCTGTAATGTGGATTTCAAATTCTGCAAATTCCATTCCAAAAATATCATAAGTCATCGACTCATCTGGAAATTCATTATCTGGTACTAATATCTTTACGGTCTTTTTATCTACAACATTATGCAGAGAATATTCCATTAAGTGAACATCTACAGTTCTTGCGTCCGGCTCAGTTCTAAAATACTGAACAGGATGTCCGAAAATATTACTAGTCATTCCGACCAGCTGTTCATATAAATTTGTTGATTTATTTAAATCATATGGATTAAATAAATTATCATCTTCACATTCGATAATATTTGCACAACCATACATTGCAAAAGGATCAGTACATTCAACACAAAACTGTGGACAGCTAATTACTGTTCCATCTACTGTTTCTAACGTATATGTTACTGATATAATTGATATTGAGTATCCTGTTGTTATTGCGGCTACTTCAGCCCTAACATCAATCCATAGAGGATCTGCGGAATTAAAGGTTAATCCCATTAAATCAGTAAATCCCTGAGTTTTGCTTAGAGGCCTTAGTTCAGAAAACTGTTCGTTGTCTTTTGACCATCTATATTCATACTCAAAATAGTTATTTGCGTTTGTTGGTGTATAAAACTCAATTTCGGTTGTTGTAAAATCAGGGGCCTCCGTTAGAGTTAATTCAATCGGTGTAATTATAGTATCGATCGTAAATGTCGTATTTCCGATTATAATTTCATCCCCTGTAGAAAAATTACTAAATTCTGTAAACTTTCCATTAACGGTTGTGGATCCGGCTTGTGTTGACAAGGTACCCGTTGTTCTAAAACTCTGAACACCTGCTACTATTTCCCAATCTAATACCTTTACTGTATTATAGTAAGGATCATTAAGTTTAGCGATTAAAAAATCACCATATTCTGTTGCTGTAAATCCTGTAACCATTATTTTTTAATATTTTGATTAACTTCATCTTCTGGTTTAAACTTTTCACCAGCAATCCATGAAGCTACGAATCCTGTTAATGATGCGAAATAAACTGATAATTCTTTTAGGTCTCTAGCATAGTACATTGATGCAAAACCTGCGATAGCCCAAAGAAAAACTACAACATATATCATCATCTCTCTCCTAGAATGAGGACCTTTGCGCATTATACCTGTTTTACTACTAGGTCTTTTTGATTCTGCCCAAATGTATGTTGCTGCGTAAGCTGTTAAAGCTCCAAAGTAAACTGCTAAATCTGATAAACTTGAGGCCTTCATTGCCGCAAATATACCCATGGTCTTTTTGATTCTGCCCAAATGTATGTTGCTGCGTAAGCTGTTAAAGCTCCAAAGTAAACTGCTAAATCTGATAAACTTGAGGCCTTCATTGCCGCAAATATACCCATAGTTATCCATAAGGCTACTATGATATAAATCAAAGCTTCCCTCTTTCCAAAATTACCGAATATTTTCATTATAGGATTATTTTATTTAATCTATATATTCGATTAAATATATCAATAATCAGTAACTAATAAAGTTATAGGGTTATCTCCTTCGGTTTTCACGTCTATTAAATCTAATATCGTCGTGATTAGCGGCACTGGATCAGGTTCCTCATCTTCTAATTCATTATCCATTTCAGAATTTACCCAATCATCTAAGGTATCTAATAGATCTATTATTTTTAATCTAGCGTAAGGAACCCCTTCTTCAAGTATTTTTGTCTTTTCTAAAACCGGATTTATTATTTGAAGATCTTCAGCTTCGAATATATTAGATAGGTTAATTGTCATTGATAAAATTCTAAAATCAAATTTTAAAACTTTATTGCCGTCACTTTCAATTAAGCGAGTAAATTGTTTATCATATGATAGATTAAATTTAACCAATTGTAGGTTTTGCATATCTAAACACATCATATATAAGAAATAAGGTGAATTTACTCTTTTGTGAAGAAATTCTGCGCCAGTTGATTTAACTTGATTAATGAGATCCATATAGTTAATCTCTAGAAATGAGCTGAGTTGCTCAACGCTAACCACTACGGAACCTCCACTAACATCAACATAATTTAATTGATTTTTAATTTGGGTCCACATGCGATTGTCCATGTGATTATATCGTTGTAATGTTACGTCAACTGCTGTTGGGAAACTACTGATGTTCATTTAATTGTAGGTGTTAATACACTTTCATCGATCCTTCTATCGATTTAAGTGATATGTATAATTCATCTTTAGCGAACTTTTCTAGTTCTTTGAATTCTCGCATTCCAATTTCATTCTTTTCTATAAAGAATTGGATTGCTTCATCACTTGGTATATATTTACCTTTATTTGAAGTTGTTTTCTTTTTAGATTTTTTAGTCTTAGTATAAATCCAGCCTGGAACTCCTCTAAATCTTGAGGCAACTAATGCCCAGCTATCAATTACTGAAATTGGATTGATACCATTAACATTAAACAGCTGCGCGTTTGCTGGAAACTTAATCGCAAAGAATCGATTGATCATAAAGTGATGTCTCTTCTTATTAAATTGCTTTATGTCATAGTATTCTTTTTGCTTTGTAAACATTATTTTTACAAAGTCAAATAGTTTAGTTTCGTCTAGCATATATTTAGAATAACTCGTTTGTTATTTTACTGTTGTCTTGTTGTTTTGTTTCAGGAGTTTTTAAGCCTGCAAATGGATCGTATCCTCCGGGAGCGCTAGTGCCTTTTTTCTTTAACCACTCTGTTCCTTCTAAGATTACTTCCATTTTAGTTAATTTTGGGAATGTAGGCTCTATATTGTAATCATTTTCAATTACTTTATAGATTTCTTTTTGAATAGGATCTGGTATAGTATTAAAGTGCAATAACATTAAATCTAGGTTTTGATTAAATCTGCCTTTAATTTCTGATAACGTAGACTTACCGATAACTTTATGAATGATGTCTACGATTGAATTAACGCTTTCTTTATTAAAGAAATCATCAATTGAAAAACTACCATGTAATTCTTTATATTGATCTAGAATTTTAAGAGCGTTCTTTTCAGTAATAGAATAGTTCATAATCTTACCGGACTTTGCTGTTTTTGTCCAAGAGACAACACTTTTAATATTATCACTCTTATCACCTTGTAAGATCTTAGTAAAAATAAAATCATCACAATTGATTTCTTCGATAGAAACACCGTTCTTAAGAGACCAATCTGTTAAGTTTTGTTTCATTTGATCGTGCATTACTGTATTAGAGTTCATATTGAACATCAAATCATCATTAGACATTTTATCAGTTGCACGTTCATTTAATACTTCTTCGAAACCTTCGAATGCAATTAACTTACGTTTTGAATTATAGTACCATAAGGTATATGCATCTGTTGCTTGATTGTAATTAACTAATTGAATTAAATCACGATCACCTGTCCATGCAATACAATTCTTACCTTCATTATTTAACTGAGTTGACCAGCCGAACATAACATCATCTGCTTCTGCACCTTTGACTTGGTGAATAACTACACCTTGTTTTTGTAAGATTTCTTGCCATGCTTTATAAGTACTAAATACGCCGGCCCAATTAATTGAGTCATCGTAACTTCTAGTGCCCTTGTACTGTGCATCTGGAAAAAGATCTTTACGCCATGATTTATCATCAATTGCTACGACAATTTGATCAACAAAGCCTGACATCTTACGTACTTCTGACGCAAAGTCAATGCATAATTTACGCATTAAACTTGATTGACTCTCTGTGGTACCTAGCAGTTGTTCACCTTTAGGTCTTGGTAGTACAAATAATCTACTGTGTAGAAAATAGTTACCGTCTATTAATAATGTATGTTTGCCTAGCTTCATATCTTTGTGTTTTTATTTTTTGTTATAAGTAAATATAACACTTTTTTGCGACATAAAAAAATTTAAAGTAATTAAATGTCAATATTTTTTTTTAAAACTTCTGGAAATGTGTATAATTTCGAAGATAGTGGTTTATAATACCAATCTATTAATTTTTCTTTTGATTTTTCTGTGTAATGATAATTTAATTTATTTTTTAAAGTAAACTCAGACCATTCCATACCTGACCATTTTATATGCCTTGACATTGTTGTTTCAAAATCATGGCGATGTAAATGGATTAAAAATAAGTTATGATCTATATTTTTATCCCTAATATCTATTGTTTCTCCGGAATATGTATGGAATCCAGTTTCCCATTCTAGTTCTTTTTTAGATATTAATGTTTTGCCATAATGAAAGTGATTAGGGTACCAATATTCGATCTGATTCATCCATTTTTTAGAAGGATCAATAGGATCTTGTAAAAAAGGAAGGTGTATTACCTCATGGCCTCTACATGTTACTAATTCAACGTCTGTTTCTTGTAGATATTTTTTTAATCCTCCTTCGGCATTATAGTATATAATCTCGTCAACATCTACTGGAAGCACATACTCATATTCTTTATATAAATCTGATTGGGCACTCCTTATAGCTTCAAAGAGCTCAATTGCGTCTAAAATATTAGCGTCTGTTTTAATTACAGTTGCGTTTTCACCAATAACATCTTTAATGTATTCGGCAGATGATCCAAAATCTAAAACATAGATGTCATTAACGTCAAAATGTTTTTGATAATATTCAAAAAACTTTTTAATGTAAATTTCCTCGTTTTTAATAGGACATAATATGGCTGCCTTTTTCTTCATTATTGTCGAACTATTTCTTGTAATTTATATACACAACTTAAAAGAGTGATAACTTGGTCGATTACTAAATTACGCTGAGCTTGATGTTCGGCCACAGTAACTGCAATCTGTGGAATGAATCGGGTTGCTGATTGTTTTTCAGATTGAATGTATTGAATAAATTCATCTCCTA